ATCTGATGAGTATCTTGTCGAGCACTTCCGTGGACGTATGGTCAACGAAGCTCAAAACATGTACGCCATCTCTGCTGAGGTTGCTGCTGCCCCTGCTTCGACGCCTGTTGCCGAACTAGAGCTTCTAACCAAGCAAGCTCATGACGAAGCCAAGCACTTCCGTATGGTCAAGGAAGTTCTTGAGCACATCAGCGGCGAAGCTGTTGACGTAGAAGCACTATTCGCTGCCGAATCTGCTGCTCCTCAAGCCAAGGGTGCTTCCCTACTTGAGAAGTATGAAGCTTCGGAAGACGCCGCTGCTCTTGCTGCTTATCAGCTCGTTGCTGAAGGTCGCGCTGAAGCAGTCTGGGCAGAAATGGCTGAGTGCGTTGAAGATTCCTTCATCGCTGACCGCTATGCTGCTATCGCCAAGGACGAAGGATTCCACTCTTCCATCGGTGCCCGTAAACTCGCCCAACTCGCTGAGGGTGCTTCCGAAGTCCAAGAGCGTATCTTCGCTCTAGTCGCCCAGATGCGTGCTGACCTTGCTGAGATCAGCGCCAAGAACACCGCTATTGCCGTTTACTGAACGGTTGGCGTCCACCCCTAACAGTCTCGTCTAACCAATGGTCTTCGACGGGACTCACATACTTTCCGTTGGCATCGCCGGTTATGAACTGGTCGATGCCTTCGGTCGTTACAGGGAACTTTAGTTGGTGACCAATGTATTTGATATATTCTTCTTTCCACATGAAGAATGCTTCGTGAGATAAGAAGTGAGTATTAATATAAGGGTCTGCCAAGATAGATTTATAGTATCCAATAGCGGTCGGTAGGGTTAGTTCCCCACCGACCCTTTTTTGTTGTGCAGCATTGATATTTTGATCTCTTACAATAAGAGCAACTGTGGGTTCATAACCCAGATGCATCGCCTGGTGACAGACCTCTAGGATCTTTGGTACTTGTCTAACACCATCATAGAAGAAGGGCACACTAACGTTAGCAAGAAAGAAGTCCCCCTCAGGAAAATCTAGCAACTCGGGGTATACCCAATACTTAGCAAATGGTTCCTCATCAGATGGAACCCAATAAGTATCTTTTAGTTTTTCCCACCCAACAACTTCTGGGTGCTGACTGAATACTCTAGCAAATAGATGGTTACCAGAACCTTGTGGACCAGTTGTAATTAAAAGTTTTCTTTTCACAGATTCAACAGCATTTTACTGGTTTTTCGGGTTGAGGACCTGTAGGTCCTTCTTTAAAAGGATTTAGGGGTGCTGGAACACCGGTCTTATTACAATCGTCAAGAGGATTTTCTTCCACATATTTAATGTATTTACTATTAGCGTCTTTCTCTAGAATAACATCTACACGCTCATCATACCAAGCAACGGGAATACTGAGTTTAAGCGACTTTAGATATTCCTGCTTATAAAGATATAACAACTCATAACTCAAGTAAGTCACATTGCCCATGTGTGGTAACTGATCTAGGAAATGGCGAACAGTGCTTTCTTCGCGAAGACGTGTTTGTTGGTAACTTAGGATATTTTGATCTCTTCCGATAACAAGGATTTCTACATTAATACCAAGGTCCTCAACTGCTTGTGCAAACGCAGGAACGTTAGGGCACCACTTTGTACCTTGACCTTTAATTCCTAGAGGAACACTGATACTGGTGAAGAAGTAATCTGACTGATCCCAGTCAAAGTCTTTTAGTAATTTTATATTCTTCCAACACTCCGCAAACGGTTCTGATATTCGATGTGCTTCCCAGTAGTTGTTGAGAAGACTTTTCCAACCAAATACATCCTCGTGCAGAGAGAAGATCTTTGACCATAGATGGTTACCAGACCCCTGTGGACCTGTAAGAATAACAAGTTTCTTCAAGTAGATGCTCCTTCTCATACTAATTATAGCACCTAAATACCTCTTATACAAGACGTGTCTTTACACGCATTTCGCTCTTTAGCATAATGGCAAATCCGGTAATAAAGGTAAAACGTTCCTCCGTTGTAGGAAAAGTTCCCCAACCATCACAATTAGAACGCGGTGAGTTAGCAGTAAACTCATACGACGGAAAAGTTTATATTGTAAAAGATCAGTTCTCCGTTGGTATCGCTACAACAACGACAACTGTAAACCCATGGTTAGAAACCGGTGTAGGAGTAGGATTATCATATTCTGGTGATGTAAAGATTGTCGGTATTCTTACTGTTGGATCCTCTTCACTTACATTAGATGGCACTAATAATACAGTTAAAGTTGGAACTGCTCTAACATTAGGTCATTCTCAGGGACTACAGTTTCATACTCAAAATTTACATTCAACAGGTTTTGAAGTAAATAATATTAATGTATCAGGTGCATCAACGGTTGCTGGAACACTAACTGCAAATCATGGTGTTACTGGCAACATAAACTCTAGTGGTATAAGCACTATATCAGGGTTTACGTTCCCCTCAAGCGACGGGAGTGAAGATCAGGCACTGGTTACTGACGGAAATGGTTCACTATCCTTCAAGACACTCTCAGGCGGTTCAGGTGCTGTAGGTGGTGCTACAACTATTAGTACATCTAACACCGAAGCAACCCAAGGACAAACTGCATTTATTGCACCCAATGTATTTAATGACGGTGAACAGGCAACTGCATTCTCTGTACAGGTAAGTATAAATGGTGTCAAACAAAGATTAGGTGCTTCTAATGATTATCAATTATCAGCACCACGAACAGTAACTTTTAATTCTGGACTTACCGCAGGTGATAATGTACAGATCAATGTCTATTTTGGTCACACCTTTGAAGAAGAATTTTTTACATCAACACAGAACAAAACAACATTTACGCTTGCTGGTAATCTTGCTGCCGCTAAGAATTATAGAGTTTTTCTCAATGGAGTCAGGCTTAGAAGAGATATTGACTATCAGGCATCTTCTGCTGTTGTTTTGACTGAAGCTTGTCTTGATGGTGATGAGGTTGATATTTGTTCGGATCAAGCAGAAGACCAACTAACTGCTATTGCTGGTCAATCATCATTTGCTCCATCAAACTCCGATACATCTTCGGATAATATGGAAGTATATTTGAACGGTGTCTTATTACAAAGAACAGTTGATTGGACTATTGGCAATCCTGCTATAACAATTATCAACCCTATAACTGGTCTAGATTTAGGTGACGAGTTAGATGTTGTCGTAAGACGTTCATAAATAAAGGAAAGTAGGACTAAATATGGCTAAACCTGCTTCAAGACTGGATTTGGTTAATTATGCCAAGAGGCAGTTGGGTTACCCTGTCTTGGAGATTAATGTTGCCGATGAGCAAATTGAAGATCTTGTAGATGATGCCATCCAGATGTATCAGAACCGCCACATGGATGGGGTAGAATTGATGTACCTGAAATATAAGATTGGTGAAAATTTCTTAAATGCTGTTCGTGGAAGAGGAGACAGTAATGTTATTGGCATTACTACAACATCCACAACAGCTAATATCACTGGTGTTGGAACAACTGGAGTTGGTATATCTACCTTTACATTTGAAGAGACCCAAAATTTTATTCAGATACCCGATGCAGTTATTGGAATAGAAAAAATATGGAAACTTAATAATAGTACAATTAGCACGAACATGTTTAGCGTGCAATATCAATTGTTTTTGAATGAGATGTACAACTTCAGTTCGGTAGAATTGTTGGGGTATACTATGACTAAAAGATATCTTGAGGATCTTGATTTTATTTTGAGTCCTGAAAAACAAATTAGATTTAACCGCAGACAAAATAGGTTATTTATTGACACTGATGCTGATAGCATGGACGTAGATGATTATCTAATTATTCAGTGCTATCGTGTTCTTGATCCAAATGAATATACTAAGGTATATGATGATATATTCCTGAAAAGATACTTCACTGCTCTACTGAAAAAGCAGTGGGGTGCCAATATGATGAAGTTTAAGGGTGTCAAACTACCCGGTGGTGTTGAGATGAATGGTCGTGAGATCTATCAGGATGGTATCAATGAGTTACAAGCACTAGAAGAGAAGATGAGTAATGAATATGAACTGCCACCTCTGGATATGATTGGCTAATGCTTAATCCATTCTTTACTCAGGGATCAAACGGCGAGCAAAATCTCGTACAGGAACTTGTAGACGAACATATTCGTATGCATGGTATTGAGTTTGTCTATATGCCACGCACGTTTGTCAATAGAAAAACTGTGATGCGTGAAGTAACATCTTCACGTTTTGAGAAGTCGTTTCCTCTTGAGGGGTATATTGAGAACTACCAAGGATTTGGTGACAACCACAATCTATTGACTAAGTTTGGAGTAAGATCCACTGCTGAGATGAATATTATCATCTCACAGAAGCGTTTTGAGGAATATATTACACCTATCCTAAGGGATGGTGGTGGTGTTGGACTTGATAGTGTTCCAGTTAGACCACTGGAAGGAGATTGTATTTACTTTCCGCTAGGAGATATCCTATTCGAAGTAAAATATGTTGAGCATGAAAGTAACTTCTATCAACTACAAGAGAATTATACATTTACACTGAAATGCGAACCCTTCGAATACGAAGATGAAAAAATCATCACGGGTATTGGTGCAATTGATGATGACTTTAAAACAATTGGATATAATGCAACTCTAACTTTGTCAGGTGTTGGTACAACCGCCACAGCAATTACCAGTCTTGTTAATGGTGGTGTTCATGAAATTAAAATTATTCATGAAGGTACAGGATACACAGCAGATCCAACGATTAGAATTTCTCCACCAGTAACAGGTAGACTTGCCACTGCTGTTGGTATTACAACTATTAATGGTAATGGAACTAGATCTCTAGAAGTTGTAAGGATTACAGACCCTGGTTTTGGTTATACATCTACACCTGCTATCAGTATTGAGACTGATGATGGTAAGGGTTCAGGTATTCAACTCCAAGTGGGCATTGCTACCACTGGTGCCGTCGGTATTGTCACACTTACCAGCAAGGGAGACGGTTATATTGTACCCCCAATTATTTCTTTCAGTGCTCCGCCCGCTGGTGGTGTTAGTGCTGCTGCTACTGCCATTCTACAGGGAGACGGAAAACTTTCCACAATCCAAATTACCAATGCTGGTTATGGATATGCGTCTGCTCCCACTATTACCGTGGGTGCTGCCGGTACCGTTGGTGTAGGCACATTCTTTAATGGTGATACTATCCGTGGGGTGTCGTCTGGAACAACAGCATACGCCACAACTTGGAACAAACCAACAGGAAAACTTACCGCAAAAGACCTCACTGGCAAGTTCCAAATCGGCGAACTCATTGTGGGAACTGCTAAGTCTACTAGTGAGACAATTGCATATCGTCTAAATAACGTTAACTACGACGATGATGACGCTTACGAAGACAACCAGGAGATCGAAACAGAAGCAGACGCGATCCTGGACTTTACTGAGCAAAATCCTTTTGGTGAAGTCTAATGTTTGGTAATTACTTTTATAACGAGACTATTAGAAAGACTGTCATAGCATTTGGCACGCTTTTTAATAACATCTCGGTAAAGCATAAGCAGGGAGATAATACGATCAGCACAATCAAAGTGCCAATCGCTTATGGTCCTATTCAGAAGTTTCTTGCTCGTGCTGAGCAGCAACCCAATTTTGATCGCAACGCAGCAATCACGTTGCCAAGATTGTCATTTGAGATCGTAAAATATCAGTACGATCCTTCTCGTAAGGCATCGCCAATTACAAAGTTTTGTCTTGTTCCAGACAGTAGTAAGAACAAGATCAAAAGAGTTTTCATGCCGGTCCCATATGATATTGGGTTCCGTCTAAGTTTTGCTACTAAAATTCAGGACGATGCTCTACAAATCCTAGAGCAAATCCTACCATCATTCCAACCCGCATACAACGTCACTATGACGATGATTGAGGGTCATGATGAGAAGAAGGATATTCCATTCACACTAAACAATATCCAGTTCCGTGATGAGTATGAAGGTGACTTCAGTACTCGTCGTGCTATTGTTTACGAACTAGACTTTACTGCTAAGACATACTTCTATAGCGAGATCCCAACAGATGCTTCTGGTGGTCTTATCAAGCGTGTTCAGATTGATTACACCACAACACGTCGTGGTCCAAGAGAAGTCAGATACTCAGTTGTTCCGACTGCTACTGAGGATTACAACTCTGATAGCACAGCAACATTGACAGCAGAAATCAATCCTAAGCAGACTCTACTCAAGGTAACAAGTTCTGCTGCTCTTGTCCAGTACCAGTTTATTCAGGTCAACAAAGAAGTCATGCGTGTTGAGGAGATCGACAATACAAATGTAATCGTATCTCGTGGACAATATGGTACAGAGATTGTCACACATGATGTTGGTGATGTTTTAAATCTAATTAATGCCAATGATAACGCTTTGATTGAGATCGGAGACGATTTTGGTTTTGACAGCGATGTTGAGTTCTTTGGCGATCTAAAATCTTACAGTCCTTCTCAAGGAACTGACATCTGATGGATAAGCAATTTGACGCTATCGATAAGGCACTTGACGTGAAAGCAGAAATAGTTGAGAAGTCTAAAGAACCTAAAGCGATTGTCAAACCAGACGATGATCCCGAAAAAGACTATGAATATAGTAGAGCACAACTCTATACATTAATTGATAAGGGTCAGGAAGCAGTTGATGGCATCCTAGAACTAGCACAAGATAGTCAGCATCCTCGTGCGTTTGAGGTTGCTGGACAGTTAATCAAGTCTGTTGGTGACGTTACTGATAAGTTGATTGATCTTCAGAAGAAGATGAAAGACCTAGAAAAACCACAGGGTGGTCAAAGTCCCAAGACAGTAAACAATACCATGTTTATTGGTAGTACTGCTGATCTACAGAAGATGCTGAAGCAAGGTCTTCTAAATAATGATAGCAAATAGTTTCCTTTATGTTGGACGAAAGAAGTCTCACTAAAGGTGAAGACAACAAAAAAGAAAAGTACATCAAAGGTATGAAGAAATCTTTTAGTGACTTTAAAGGACGTTATGGCGACGACGCTAAATCGGTGATGTATGCCACTGCTACAAAGATGGCAAAAGAAGATGTTGTCGATGAAAGTATTGGTCTAGATTTGGCAAGAGTTATCGACAAAACAAAACCACCTTTGGGAAGAGATTCTAAGCGTAGAAAAATCAGTCTTGCTTTGAAGATGCGAGAAGTATCTAAGACCGCTGCCAAAAATAAAAAACGTGAAATGGCGAAGGAAGAAAATATTGAGGAGATCGCACCTGTAGTTGCTGGTGCTGCCGCTGTTGGTAAAATGGCAGTAAAAGCAGTCGCAAAGAAAGGTCTTCAGAAGGTAGGAAAGGCAGTCACTGCTGATGCCGCTAAGGCAATGGTGGGTGGCAAAGTCAAGAAAGGACCAGTTGCTGCTGGATCTAAAGTTGTAGGTAAATCTGCCAAACCACAAAGTTCTTCTGTCGTAAAATCTGCTGGGATGCAGTCCAAACAGGCACCTAGTGTTCCTAAGAAATCACAAACACCCACAGAACCAAAAGCACCAACCAACACATCCGAACCTTCCAAACCACAGGAACCTACCAAACCGAAGGAACCTGGTAAGCAAAAGGAGAAGAAGAAAAGTGGTGTTGAGGATGGTGTAAAAAAAGGATATCAAAGTGTGAAATCTAAAGTTACAGGTTTCACTGCCATGTTCGACCCGAAGGAGAGTTATGTCCAAGACTCAGAACTACTCACTTTTAGTGATTTTAGGGAGATCGTTAGTGTTTGCGTCTCAGATGAGGAAGGGTTAAATGAAGGAGAAGCATGGACAAAAAAATCAGGAAAAAACTCCGAAGGAGGACTTAACGAAAAAGGACGAAAGTCTTATGAAAAGGCAAATCCAGGATCTGACCTTAAAGCACCGTCAAAGAAGGTTGGAAATCCCAGACGGGCATCCTTCTGTGCAAGAATGAGTGGTATGAAAAAGAAACTAACTAGTAAAAAGACTGCTAACGATCCCGATAGCAGAATTAATAAATCACTTAGGAAGTGGAACTGCTGATTAAATTATGACCGGTGACATCTATCTTGGTAATCCAAATTTAAAAAAAGCAAATACACCGATTAACTTCACTGAGGAACAGATTGTTGAGTTCCTCAAATGTAAGAACAATCCGGTGTATTTTGCTAGGAAACATATTAAAATTGTGTCACTTGACCACGGTCTTGTACCTTTTGACATGTATCCGTTTCAAGAAAAGTTAATCAATAACTTCCATGACAACAGATTTAATATCTGTAAGATGCCACGACAGACTGGTAAGTCTACAACGTGTGTATCGTATCTACTACACTACGCTATCTTTAACGATAACGTCAATATCGCTATTCTAGCAAACAAGGCGGCTACTGCTCGTGACCTTTTGGGAAGGTTACAACTCGCTTACGAGAATTTGCCAAAGTGGATGCAGCA